GGATACGCAGGTTCAACCAAAAGAAATTGACGATTGGCTCAAGCAAAGCGTTGCTCTGGTGGCAGGGTGTGTGCGTGGACTTGGAACGAATCAGAGGAAAGTCAGATACTTTGCTTTTGAGGGACAGAATGACGAGGTTACGAAATGAGGAGAGCAGCAAGAGTTGATGCTAACCAAGACCAGATAGTTTCTGCCTTGCGTGGTGCAGGGGCATACGTCTGGATTATTGGCTTACCAGTTGACTTACTGGTTGGCTACAAGGGTCACACCTTTCTGGTGGAGATTAAAACGGACTCTAAAAAGCGTTTAACGAAGCTACAAGCCGACTTTTTCGAGAATTGGTCTGGTAGTACCTTGGCGAGAATAGATTGCCCAGAGGCAGCATTAAGAATGATTGGAGTAGTCAAGTGAAAGCACCTTACAAAGCTATTGAATACATCATTGAAAATTCATGCAAATTTGCCGAGGCAAAGGCTCAAAGGGTTTTTATAGAAAATTACTTGCGTACAAAAAAATCTTTGTTGATGAAAGAGGCTATGGCAAGAGGCATAGATTCTGGTGTAGCACAAGAGCGTGAGGCTTATGCCCATCCAGAATACGAAGAATTATTAAGAGGCTTACAAGAGGCTACCATTCGTGAGGAGACCCTGAAATACATGATGATTGCTGCCCAAATGAAGGCAGATATATGGCGGTCTGAGCAAGCTAGTGAAAGACTTGGCGTAAAAACTACAGAGTAGGTATAAACACCTAGTAAATACTTTGTTTAGTTTGCTATACTTGCGTCAGCCCAAGCAATTCGCAAGGGTACTTTTAAGGGTACAAAATGAAATACGAATTTGACACAACAACTGGTGAAGGCTCTGTAATCGTTACTGTCGTGATGAGTTGTGAGCGTGACGAAGAAGGTACTTACAACGAGAACATTGATGAAGTCTGGTTTGAAGGACGTAACGTCATGGGCATCTTTACTGACAAACAATTTCAAGAGTTAGAGATTGAGGGCTGTATGCGTCTTTCTAAGCACATCTTGGAAGAAGCAGACGAAGCCAAAATAGCGGCTTATGAGTAAGACTTGGAAGTTAATTCTTTTGGGACTAGCGGCTTTTTGGTCGCTGGTGGTTTATTTCATAAGGGCTTTTTATGACTGAACTTTTAAAAGCATTTGGCTGGCGCAAGCGTCAAGCTAACGAAGTAGTAGAAAAAATTAGGAATGACACTCTTGAGGAAGTGGCTTTAGAGTTTGACAAAATTAAATGCTTTGGCGATACATCTCACAGTTTTGCTTCTTTTGTAAGAGGCATGAAGCATGAACAACAGACCCAATAACAGGGAACGACTCCACTTGGCAAAAGTTAAAGAAATGCCTTGTGGGGTCTGCAATGCTTCTCCTCCAAGCGATGCACATCACATTGTTCAGCATAACCAATACTTATGTATTCCTTTATGCAAGGATTGCCATCAGGGTAGCTTTAACGGCATACACGGACAAGCTAGGATATGGAAGGTTATGAAGTTAGACGAGATGGAGGTTTTAAATTTAACGCTTGCAAATCTTTTCAGATAGCGCACAATGGACGCACTCAGTTGCCATTGAGACTTTAGAGGGACTTGTTCCCTCTTTTTTTTTATGAGATAATGAGACAAACTCCTAGGGACACCTATGTCTGGATTATTAGAGCCATCCGTAAAAATTGAGATTGAGATACAAAGCCAAGAGAAAAAAGGCGAAGCGTGTCCAGTTGCCACAGGTGACGTAGAAGTCAATCTTGAGTGTCGCCAGAAAGCCATCGACAAAGCTAACTATGGCCCAATGAATCCCAATGAGCCAAACGCTGATTACTGGCGTGATATTTCTAAGGCTTGGAGAATCTCACCTGCACAGGCTAAAAAGTCTCGTTGCGGAAACTGCGCTGCCTTTATCCAAACCCCTAAGATGCTTGCTTGCATTGAATCTGGCTTGGAGATGAACGGCACAGAGATGGATGCTTGGGAAGTCATTGATGCTGGCGACTTAGGCTATTGCGAAGTGTTTGATTTTAAGTGTGCTTCCAAGAGGACTTGTGAGGCATGGATTAGTGGTGGGCCAATAACCGAGGAGAAAGACAATGGGAACGACAAATCAGCAAGCGTTAGAGATGATGCAGAAAATGATGCAGAAGAAGACTAAGCCAATACCTGTGCGTGGTGAGCGTACTGCAAAGAACAAATCTAAAAAACCCAAGAAGTAAAAACTTGGTAACTTATAAACTTTTCAATGTAAAAGGAAAGAAATAAAATGGCTTTATTTAAATCATCTTCTTTGAGAAGTCTTGTTAGACCGCAAATTAAAACAACTCAACAGCAAGTTTCTAGGCCAGTAATTACGCCTCAAACTAGGATTCCATCTATAACACCAAAGCCCATGCCCAGACAATCAGTTGTTGCTAAAAAGACACCTGTTAAACAAGCCTCTGTAGTTCCTATAAGTGCGCCCATGCAACCTGCTGTTTTAGCACCTGTTAATAATCAAGACCTACTAAATCGTCTTCGGGAAATGCAAAACCAAATTACTAATCCTACAAATCCTTTGTACAATAGTAATTATGGTAATCCACAAACTTATCAGCCAGCACCTGCACCTGTTAATTTTGAATCATATGGATTTGACAAAGGTCTTGTAGATTATTTGAATAATCAAAGAGAAATATCTACTTTTGATGCTGGTGTAGCGTATGGATATGACCCTGTAACACAGACATTTACAGGTGGGGCAATGGGTGGGCCAGTCACAAAAACATTGGCTCAGATGCAAATAGAAGCACAAAACTACGCAAATAGACCAGTATATAACCCACGAAACTTGTCTGTAAGTAATTTTTCTAATGGTGGTCAATTAGGTGTTGCACAAAACGAAGTCAATAGACCAATACTTGAACCATATAATCCTAGTGACCGAAGATATGCTAGTCAATTAGGTGTTGCACAAAATCCTCCAACTCAGATGCAAGTATTCTCTGGCATGGATTACAGTCAACCCACTATGCGAGAAACCAATGTAAACGGAAATGTTATTTCTGGTTTTGGACAACCATTAGTTCCATACACACCAAATTTACCTAATTATCAGAATACTCAACCCTTTAATGGCATACAACAAATGCAGGGTCAATTAGGTATGCAACCACAACAATTTGGTGGTATGTCTAACATGAATACTCAAGGTTTAGGGGGTATGGGACAGTCTGCTTACAATCCTATGATGGGCAATAATATGGCTCAACCCTTTAATCAAACAATGCCACAAACAGGGTTTGTTCCTGTGGGTGGCTATGACCCACAAAATACAAGCTATGGTAGTTTTGGTGCTATCCAGCAACCTATGGGTGGATTTCAAAACATTGGTTCATTGCTTGGTAAGGGTTAAATGGTGAGCAATATGAAAATGACAAAAGCTGGTCAGAAGAAAGTTGGCAAGGTAATGGGTGAGTACAAAGAAGGTACTCTGCACTCTGGTAAAGGCGGTAAGGTTGTAAAGAGCCGTGACCAAGCTATTGCTATTGCTATGGCAGAAGCTGCTAAGAAAATGGGTAGGATGAAATAAAACCTTGGCTAGTGGTATAAACTAGCCTTTTAACTTCACCAACCCGAAAGGGAGTGATACAACATGACACAAAATCGTAAATTAGAATGGCGTTCAGTATCTACATTGATTCCATACGCTAGGAACTCACGCACACATTCTGATGAACAGATTGCTCAGATAGCAGCAAGCATTAAAGAGTTTGGGTGGACTAACCCAATTCTTATTGATGGCGACAACGGCATCATTGCAGGTCATGGCAGACTCTCTGCTGCTCGTAAGCTAGGACATGAGGAAGTTCCAGTTATAGAGCTAAAAGACCTAACCGAAACCCAACGCAAGGCTTACATCATTGCCGACAACCGCCTAGCCTTAAACGCAGGGTGGGACAACGAGATGCTGACCATTGAGTTAAACGACTTACTGGCTGACAACTTTGCTTTGGACATATTAGGGTTTGACCCTAAAGAGTTAGCTGCACTACTTGAGCCAGAGGTGGTGGAAGGTCTGACAGACGAGGACGCTGTTCCCGATATTCCTGATGAGCCAAAGACCAAACTAGGCGACATTTACCAATTAGGCAACCATCGATTGATGTGCGGTGACTCCACAAGCATTGACGCTGTGGATAAGTTGATGCCTGAGACAGCTAACATGATTTTTACTGACCCACCTTATTTGATGGACTTTACTGGGGGGATTCATGGCGATGGTTCTAAATCATTCAATGCTAAACATGGCAGCATTAAAAACGACAAAATGTCTGATAAAGAAGGCGATGACTTTTTGGACGCTATTAACAGCGTTATTACATCTAAAGTAGATGGTGCTTTTTACATAACATTTTATCGTTTAGGTATAAACAAATACTTTGCCAGTATGGAAAGAACAGGACTTAAATGCCGTTCTTTGGTAATTTGGGACAAGGGAAACCATACTTTAAGCAATAGCGATTACATGAGTATGTATGAGCCTATGTTTTATGGGTGGGTAAACAACCACAAGTTTTATGGTGGGAAAAATGGAATGGACATTTGGCGTATTAAAAGAACTGCCAAGAATGACTTACACCCAACCATGAAGCCTGTCGAACTTGTCGAAAAAGCAGTTTTAGATGGTAGTGCTATAAATGGAATTGTTTTAGATTTGTTTGGTGGTAGCGGTACAACCATTGTTGCTTGCGAGAAACATAACCGACATTCCCGAATAATGGAATTAGACCCAAAGTATTGCGATGTCATAGTAAAGCGATGGGAAGACTTTACTGGTAAAAAAGCTATGTTAGTAAACGCTAACGAAGAACTTTCGGAGATATAAAATGCAACAGGGTAAAAAATATGAGCCTACTGATGAGAACAAGAAGCTAGTAAAGACTCTGGCTGCTGTTGGCATTACCTTTGAAGACATAGCTACCAAGCTAGAGATTAGTTCTGATACGCTTGTGAAGTATTACAAGAAAGAACTGGACGATGGTCGCATCGATGCTAACGCTAGTATTGGGCAGACCTTGTTCCAGCAAGCAAAGAATGGCAATACTGCTGCTGCTATCTTTTGGTTAAAGACTAGGGCTAGATGGAAAGAAACCCATGCTGTTGAGCATAGTGGGCCAGAAGGTTCTGAACTGGTCATTAAATGGCAGAGTTAATAATTCCTTATAAGCCAAGGGAACACCAGTTAAGGGTGCATCAATTATTAGAAGGCAAACGCTTTGCGGTAGTGGTTGCTCATAGGCGGTTCGGTAAGACTGTTGCTGCCCTAAACCACATCATTCGTGAATCGTTGCTTAACCAAAAAGAAGCCCCAAGGTACGCCTATATAGCCCCGACCTACGGACAAGCCAAGCGAGTGGCGTGGGACTACCTTGTTAAGTATGCAGAGCCGTTAGGTGGGACAACGAACATATCTGAATTAAGGGTGGACTTTTGGGGTAGGCGCATCCAGTTGTACGGCTCTGACAATCCCGATTCACTTCGTGGTCAGTATTTTGATGGGGTAATCCTAGACGAGATTGGCGACCAGAACCCTAAGATTTGGACAGATATATGCAGACCTGCCTTGGTTGACAGACAGGGCTGGTGTCTTTTTATTGGTACGCCAAAGGGACACAACCACTTTAAGGAACTGCGAGACAGGGCTGAGAAAGAGGATGGATGGGGCTTGCTAGAGTTCAAAGCCTCTGAGACAGGGGTAGTGGATGAGGTGGAACTAAAGGCTGCTCGTAATGAGATGGGTGAGGATAAGTACCGCCAAGAGTTTGAATGTAGCTTTGACGCTGCTGTAGAAGGCTCTTACTATGGAACTATCCTCAATGAACTGGAAGACAAGAAGCACATGCAAGAGATTCCCAGAGAGGAATTGAGCAGGACTTTTACTGCTTGGGACTTGGGAATGGGTGACTCTACGTCTATCTGGGTGGCTCAGTTGGTGGGTACTGAGGTGAGCCTAATCGACTACTACGAGAATCACGGAGTTGGACTAGACCACTACGTTAAGTGGATTAAGGACAACGACTATCTCAAAGCAGAGCATATTCTGCCCCATGACGTAAGAGTTAGGGAGTTAGGCACAGGTAAGAGCAGAATGGAAATGCTTGAGGAAGCTGGCTTAGAAGTCAAGATTAGTCCCAGAATGGGACTAGATGATGGCATCCAAGCGGTAAGTCGATTGCTGCCAAGGTGCTGGTTTAATGTTCCACAGGTACAGACAGGACTGAACTGCCTGAGAAACTACCGCAGAGATTACGATGAGAAGCGTAAGATATTCTATGAAAGACCATTACACGATTGGTCTAGTCATGGCTCTGACTCGTTCCGTTACTTAGCCCTTGGATTGGATGAAGGACATTCAACGTGGTCTAAGCCGATTAACCAAACTCCGAAATGGATTGTCTAATGTATGTTGAGAAACAGGGTGTAAATCTAGCACCTAAAGTAAAAGAACTTGAATTACGTCTCGAAATGTTGGAAAATGTGGTAAAAGCATTACAATTGGATAAACCCCGAATGGGTCGCCCTCCAAAGGACAAACATGGAACAGAACGAACTGAAGTCAATACTACAGGCAGAGATTGATGACGCTATTGGCTTTATTGAAAGTGAAACTGTTGAACAGCGTAAACAGGCTTTGGAGGCTTATCTTAGGCAGCCCTATGGTAATGAGGTTGAGGGAAAGTCTCAAATCGTTACTGGAGAAGTGGCAGAAGCGATAGATGGTGCGCTGCCTAGCTTAGTTCGTATCTTTACAGGCTCAGACAATATTGTAGTCTTTGAGCCACAAGGCCCGAGGGATGAAGCCTCCGCAAAACAGGCCACAGACTATTGCAATTGGGTATTCAACAGGGATAACGAAGGCGTAGCCATTCTGCATGATTGGTTCAAAGATGCCTTGATGCAGAAGAACGGCATCGTTAAAGCGTATTGGGAAGACAAAGAAGACATTACTAAAGAGCGTTACTTTGACTTGTCTAACGATGAGTTAGCAATGCTGATGAGTGATGAGACTATGGAGATTGTCGAGCAAGATACGACAGAGTTTCCAATTATTGACCCAATGGGTCAGCCAGTTATAGACCCGATGGGTATGCCTGTGATGAGTGCTACACATAATGTTGTGGTGCAACAAAAGAAAAAGTCAGGCAAGGTAACGATTGAGAATGTTCCTCCAGAGGAGTTCTTGATTAGCAAAAAGGCTAGAACTATTGCTGACTCACCTTTTGTAGCCCATCGTCAGATGTTAACTCGTAGTGATTTGTATGCTATGGGTTTTAATAAAAAGCAAGTTGAAGGATTGCAGATGGGTGATGCTTTGGCATACACACCAGAGCGTGTGGCTCGTTATGCAGCAGGTGAGCAACCTTACCAAACACAGACAGATGACCCCTCAATGCAAGAGATTGAGGTCTTTGAGTGTTATGTCAAAACTGATATGAACGGAAAGGGCATTGCTTCTCTGACTCAAGTCTTTTACGCATCAAACGAGATTCTGCAAGATGAGGATGGTAAGGAAATGGTTGAGGAAGTGGACTATGTTCCTTTCCACTCAATCTGTCCTATTCCAATTCCGCACAAGTTCTTTGGTAACTCACTCGCTGACAGAACAGTTGACCTACAGTTAATCAAGACTACTATCACTCGTCAGATGTTGGATAACTTATATCTGACAAACAATGCTCGTGTGGTTGCGGTTGAAGGTCAAGTAAACCTTGATGACTTGCTGACTTCTACTGCTGGTGGTGTTATTCGTGCCAAGTCACAAGGTGCTGTTCAACAGTTAGTTGTTCAGAACGTGGCTAATCAGGCTTTCCCAATGCTTCAGTATCTGGACACAGTACAGTCTAAGCTTACTGGTGTATCTGATGCTTCACAAGGTTTAGACCCTGCTATCTTGCAGAACGTGACTGCTGCTGCGGTAGCCTCCATGCAACAAGCTGGCGCAGGTAAGATTGAACTGATGGCTCGAATCTTTGCTGAGACAGGTGTTAAGTCTTTGTTCCAAGGCATCTTGCACTTGCTCTGTAAGTATCAGGACAAGGCACGAATGGTGCGTATGCGTGGTGAGTTCGTAGAGTTTGACCCTAGAACATGGGCTAACCAATACGATGTTTCTATCAACGTAGGTCTGGGCGCAGGGAATCGTCAAGAGCAGATGGCTATGTTGTCAATGGTTCTTGCTAAACAAGAGCAGTTGATTGCTCAGTACGGCCCTGCTAATCCTTATGTTTCACCTGCTCAATATCGTGGCACATTGGGACGCATGGTTGAAATTGCTGGCTTTAAGGATAGTGCTGAGTTCTACAAAGCTATTACGCCAGAGCAAGACCAAGCATTAAGCAATCCTCCTCCACAACAACAGCAGATGCCTCCAGAAGTTCAAGCAATCATGGCTCGAACACAGGCTGAGATACAGGCTAACCAAGCTAAAGCACAAGCCGACATTCAGTTGAAGCAACAGCAACAACAGATTGACATGGAGATGGCACAACAGAAGGCTGCTGTTGAAATGCAGATGATGCGTGAGAAGGAAGCTGCTAAGTTGCAACTAGAGCGTGAAAAACAACAGGCTTACTTTGCTATGAAGCAACAAGAGTTTGAAGCAGAAGCACAACTGAAAGCAATGAAAATTGGTGCTGGCATTACATCTAACGTAGAGATTAGGGGTTAAGCATGGCTATTACTGTAGAAGACCTTTATAGACAATATGCTGGTCGTGAACCAGACCCAAGTGGTTTGGAGTTTTGGACAAAAGGTTTTTTGGGACAAGGCGACACCATTATTGACGCTAACGAGGAAGCATCTTTTGCACGGGCTGTTGCCGAGGCAAGAGCGCAAGGTACAGAGCCAGCAGCTACAACTACTTCAACAGTAGACTTAGCGCAAAGTTTGCTTCAAGAAAATAGAAACACAGGTAGTTCTACAGTAACCCCTCCTCCTACAACAAAATTAGTTGGTGGCCCTGTTCAAATGCCTCCTGTATCAACAGTAACTAATGCTGACATTCTGGGTTGGTTTAATGCTAATCCTAATGCTGATGCAACATTGGTCAACCAAACAATGCAAGCAGCAGGTGTTTCGCCATCACAAGTATCTTCTGCACTTGCGTCTAATCCAGATGTTGCTAAGACATATTTGACTCAGCAGATTCTTGGTCAAGGCACAACAGAAAAATGGACAGGCGAGGGCAAAGGTTCAGCACAAGCTAATGCCGCTGACATGGCTAATATTTTAGCTGGCATTGGTATTACTGATATTAACCAGTTTGGTCAGATTACGAAACAAGTTCCTGTTACTTACTCAGATGAATATGGCACTTTATACGATACTGGTCAAACACAAACAGTTACTACTTATGGGAATAAAGTAACTGGTCAAGAAGTTCCTAGTACATATGGTGAACGTCAAACTGGTAATGCTTTTGGTGGCACGTTTGCAGGTAAAGGTAACACAGGCTACCGAGTTGAGTTTGCCCCTAATGGCACTCCAGTTTTTTACACAACTGGCGCATCTAGTTCTGATGCTGCTAATTGGATGCCTATTGTTCAACTTGCATTAGCTGCAACTGGTGCGGGTGGCTTGCTTGGTGGCTCATTGCTTGGCGCAGGTGCTAGTCAAATAGCTTCTAACGCATTAGGCAACGCTATTCTTGGTGGTGTAACAACTGGTATTGCTGGAGGTGACCCACTTAAAGGCGCATTGCTTGGTGGTGCAGGTGGTGCATTGAGTGGTTATCTGCAAGGTGGCACATTAGATGCTACAGGAATTACTGAAAGACAATTTGCAATTGCAGACGCAACACAGTTAGCAGAGCAAGGATTGTCTTCATCTCAAATTCGAGATGCTTTAATTTCTGGTGGTTATAACGATGCAATTATTGACAGGGCTTTAAACGCAATTAGTCCTACCACTCCTGCTGCTGTAAGTAATCCAATTGTAGATAGCAATACTGTGTCTATTACAGGAACTGCTAATCCATCATTAAATAACTTAATAGGCACTCTTGCACAAGTTCCAACTATTTCTGTAAATGCAACTAGACCACGAGAACAAGTATCTACAGATGCAATAAATGCTGTTAATACATTGTTGTCTGGTGGAAATGTTACAACTCCAACAGTTGAGGTTACTGCTGAAGGAACAAAGAAAACTGATGTTCCAGCAATTACATCAATTACAACCCCTGTAGTTACTACTCCAACTACTCCTACAGTTACAACGCCTACTGGTGTAACTAAAACAGATAATTCATTAACTACGTCTGATGTAATAAAACTTCTTGGTATTGGAACTACTATCGCAGGAATTAACGCTGCTGTAAATCCTACAACAACAACACCGACAACATATCCAATTGTTGAAGTTCCTACTGATTGGAGAACACCTCCAAAGACAGGCGTTGCACCATTTACACCTTTGCCTCCAATTAACTTTGGCGACAGAAACCTACTAATTGGCACTCAATGGGAAAAGTTCCTAGACCCTAACTATGGTCAAGTGCCAGAGCCTATCCAATATTCACAGCCATCTAGCCTGAGTTACAACGATTTGATGGGCATCTTGGGTAGTAAGCAAGGTTACCCTGCTAAATCTAGCTTGAGCATTAACGACATTATTTCTGGAATACAAAACCAATATGGACAAGCACGTACTGGCGCAATGGGCTAAAAACCTGTTAAATGATGATTTCTTCAAAGAAGTCATAGATAACTTGAAAAAAGAACAGATTAGTGTGATAATTAACACAAGTGCAGAAGAATGTGATAGGCGTGAAGATGCTTATCGGCACATTAAGACTATTGAACTAATTACAGGACACCTAGAAGGTTTAGCCTCGGAAACTGTGATTAGAGAGAAGAAGTGGAAGATTCTGTAGCCTTTAGGCTACACCTCCGTCCAGAAGGTTTCTGGCGATTATTGAGATGACAAATGGAAAACACCAACCCACAAGGGAGTGAAAGCCTAGATGTAAACCAAGCCGCTTCAGCGTTTGAAGGCATGATGGGTGATTCTGAGGAAGCTGATAACAGCCAAGCCGAAGGTCAGCCAGAAGAAATTCAAGAGACTGACGAAGTTGAGTATTCTGAGGAGGAATCCGAGGAACAGCCAAAGCAGAGATATAAAGTCAAAGCATCTGGTGAGGAAGTCGAAGTAGAACTAGACGAACTTATCAAGGGTTATCAACAAGGTACGGACTACACTAAAAAGTCTCAGGCTCTAGCTGAACAACGTAAGGCAATTGAAGCTGAAC